GAGATGGTGGTCAGCTTCTTGATGTCGGTGCGGGTCTTGCTCATTCGCTGGAATGGGATCCAGCTCGTGCCGTCGCTATTGGTGTTGCCTGTCCCCATGAGAATATTGTGCGATCGCTGCGAGAACGGGCCGCCCGGGGTTCTTGTGTTCAAATAGCGGCCAACTACCTTCTTCTGCCCCTTGAGCACCTGCGCCTTCAGCGTGTAGCTCTTGCCACGGGGCGGGGCCTTCGGTGTCATGCCGAAGTGCACGGGAGTCAGGAGCCTTCCCTTGTAGGTGATGGCGAGCTCCTCGATGGTCTCGCCGGTGATCTGGATGCTGCCGGCCATCTTCTTCGGCTTGCCGCTGCCCGATGGCGTGATCTCCGACTTCTTGATGTTGTAGACGGCCGTGACCTCCTGAGCGATCCAGCCCGGAGCTCTGGCCTTGACGTCCTTGATGGTGTTGCTGATGGCCTTCTTGCCGCCGTTCTCGATTGCCTCGAGGTCAGCGACGAGCTGGTGCAGGTTGCTGAGCTGCGCCGAGATGCTGTTCTGCGGCATGGCCGTCGCCTCCTTCCTATACGCAAAAAGAGACCGGCGGGCGTTGGTTCGCCCGTCGGCCTCTTGCCGTCGGTTGTTATTTGGTTTTCCTCTGGTCAGCCGCTCGGAATTGTCACGGCGTTGCCCGTGTGTCCGGCGGTCTTTTGCAGGATATAGAATAGCACGGGTCGCTACTGCTTTTCAATTCCTTTTACTTCCCTTTTGTTCCTTTTACTGCGTTTTACTGCCGCAGCTCAGGCAGGGGCTCCAGCTCGTCCAGCACGGCGGCGAGGTTGAGCAGGGCGCGGCCGTGGATCTTGTATGTCCTGTTCTGGTAGGCGTCCACTCTGTCGACGTAGTCCCGCCGATCACCGAACAGGACGCCGCAGGTGCTCTCCCAGTCAGCCCGGTCGAAGTAGCGCAGCCGGATGACGGCGCGCTCGTCGGGGTCGGAGAGCTGGAGGATCAGGCCCTCGATGGCGTTGCGCTCCTGCTTCTCCTCAGCCTTGAGCCGGTCGATCTGTTCCTCGAGCTCCATTTTCCGCTCCACCATCATGCCGGTGCGGTCGGATGGTGTGCCGGATCCGCGTGGCATACCTGTCAGATCAGGGCCGGGCGGTGAGGCCATCGTCATCTCCATGCGGTCGAGACGTTCGAGCTGGTTGTCGATGTCCCTCAGCATGGCGGTGTAGGCCGCGAGCCTGTCCTTGATCCGTTGTGTGATCGGCTTCTCGCTCATTATGTCAGGGCGTCACTCCTGCTCACCTCCTTCCTCGTCAGGCTCGAAGATCGCGGCGATCTCCTCGCGCGGTAGCTCTCGGCCTTGACGGACGCAGCGCACGTTTGTCTTTCCTGTTATTCTGATGTACCTCTTGACGATCACGTCCGTGAAGGCCGGCGTCAGCTCCATGATGTAGGAGGGCTGCCCGTATGCCTCACAGGCGGCCATTGTCGTGCCGGAGCCGCCGAAGAAGTCGACGACTCCGTGGGCCCATTGGGTGTTGTCCAGCAGCGTCTCGATGATCTCGGTCGGCTTCTGTGTCGGGTGGAGCTCGTTGCCTGTGCGGCTGCACTCGATGACGTTGCCGTAGCCCTTGTGGTTGTCGAACTTCGGCTTTGTCCTGTGGGCGAACATTACGAGCTCGTGCTGCGTTCTCCAGCCGACGCCCATGCCCGGGCTCTTTTTATTCCATACGATCATGTTCTTGACGCCGAGGCCGCTGCTCTCGACGATGTCGAACAGATATACCCACATGCGCCAGTCGGTGAAGATATAGGCCACGAGCACGGGCAGATCTTGGAGCATAGCCTTCATCAGGGCTTGATAGCCTCTGGTGCTGAGGGTATCGTTTGCAATCTTCGGTAGGTTGCCATCCTTTCGGTCTGTTCCTATGCTGCCGGCGCTACGGCCGCTTTCCTGAAAACCGCCCGAACAGTATGGCGGGTCTGTTATCAGGATCTCCGGCGTCGCTCCGTCGAGTAGGAGAGCGCGGTCTTTTTCGCTCGTGCAGTCTCCACAGACGACGCGGTGACGCCCGAGGATCCAGAGATCGCCGCGTTTCGTGACCGGCTCTGTCGGGGGTTTGATGACTTCGTCCGGGTCTCCTTTCGGCTCCTGTGTGTGCAGCGCCTCCGAGAGGGCTGTGACGATGTTGCCGTAGTCGTCCTCGGTGTAGCCGCTGAGCATGAACGGGATCTCGCCGGTGTCGATGTCGGCGAAAACCTCGGCGAGCATCTTGTTGTCGGTGGTAGCGAGCTCCGCGATGCGGTTGTCGGCCGTCAGGTCGGCCAGCTCCTCGGCCTCGCTTGCGTAGTCCTGATAGTCGACCGGGGCGTCAGTCAGATCGTCAAGCTGCGCGGCCATGAGGCGGCCGTGGCCCTTGGTGACGAGCCCGCTGCGCTTGCTGACGGTGATCGGGGCGCGCCAGCCGGTCGCTCTGATGATAGAGGCGAGGAGCTTGATCTGCTCCGGCGGGTGCTGGTTTGGGTTCTTCGGGTTTGGCCGCAGATCCTTCAGCGGGACGATGGCGTCATGTGCGCAGAACACAGGGACGCCGCCGGCGTATGCCTTCGGCTTCGCTGTGGTGATGTACTCGGCCAGCTCCGGGCCGCCTTGCGGCTGAGGTTTATCCTTTGCCATTTGGGTCATCCTCCTTTCGGCTTTCTATGAGTCTTTTCATCATGAGCTCATTCAGCTCGAGAAAACACAGGTCAATCGGGTCATAGCTGCGGCAGATCTCACCGTTAATGGTCAGATCTCCCGCCACGCTGCACCCCATGACGTGCCTGTTGATATACGCCGTGATGCCGATGTCGCCGGTGTAAAAGGCTTTGAGCTCTTTCAATATTTCGGTCGCTTCGGTTTTTGCCTTCTCGAGCAGCTTTGTCGCTTCGCTCCTCCTGCACAGAAAATAGCCGGCGGCGGTTTTGTTTTTTGCTACGGTTGATGTCATCGAGCTGTGCCCCCTCTCTTGAATTGCCCGGCCTGCGGGCAGGTGGCCCAGTGAGGCCGGTATCCGGCGTCTGTGGCCTCACCTCCGGGCACGATCTCGCAGCTCACGACCTCGCCCCGGGTGGTGACGATCTTGTCCTTCCCGCCGGGCGCTGCCTTATAGTAGACCGGCGTCGGATCGCACGGCATGGCCTTCCCGGCCGGTGTCTTGATCCAGACAATCGGAGCGCCGCAGCCCCGGCAGGTTGCTTTATTCATGGCCGTCACCTCCTGCTGAGAATTGCTTCTCGATCCACTTGTGGAGGCTGGAGTCCTGCCAGTTGTTTCGGCCGTCAAGACGGTTTTTCAGCCGTTCCAGCTTCGCCTCCTCGGCCTCCTCGGTAGATCGGTGGAAGATGATGCGGAGCTGGTCGAGCATGATCTGGACGTCTGCCATCTCCTCGACCACGTTGCCGATCGCTGCGGTCATTTCGCAGCCAGCCTGTGCCCGCTTGATTTTGCAGAGGGCCTTGGTCAGCTCAGCCATCTCCTCGACGGCCATGTCCATTTGTGCCGGCGCGCCGTAGGTCGTGATTGCACGATCCAGCAGGGCCCGGCGTGCTTCTGCGTCCATCATTTGCGGGCTCCTTTCAGCAGCTCGCAGCAGAGCACGACCACGAGGCAGATCAGCAAGATCCCGATGGTGATGACGGCCGGGATCCAGAGCGGGGCCAGTACCCACAGCCAGCTCCAGCCGATGACGCCGGTGAGTTTCAGGACGATGAAGGCGATGCCGAGAAGGCCGCAGAAGCCGATCCCGCCGGCTGCCGTGTTGTTGTTTCTTTCGTTGTTCATGTATTACCTCCTGTATTATTTGCCGAGCCCCTTGAGGGCGCAGGCGGTGCAGGCAGTCCGCACGTCTGGTTCCAGCTTGAGGATCCTGCGGGCTGTGTCTGTCTGCCAGCACTCAGCGCCGCAGACGGGGCAGATGGTGAGCTGCCAGTCGTCCGTCGGAGGCTCCGGGACGTTATCGCGCAGCGGCATGGTGAGGATCCCGCCGTCTCCGGGCTGGTGGGGCGAGAGGATGGGCTCAGGCTCGTCGGGGATCATGGTGCCGAGGAGCTCGTTGTACTTCTTGAATATGGCCTCCGACGCTGCGCTCCAGCTCTCGCCGTGCTCCGTGTCCTCCGGG